CTAATGCTTCTCGCTATGTACGAGTAAAAGAAGTATTAACACCAACTTATAATTATTTCAACAACAACGGTATTGCAAAAACTCAATACTACAATTCAATTCCAACAACTGGATCAGGTAGTTTTGGTGGTGCTTTTGGAAACGATTTAGATTACACAACTAACTTATATCAAAACATTAGCACAGTTACTCAAGGATTAGTAGCATCTGACTATACTATAGTTGATGATATTTTAGCTAACCCAGATGAATACAACTTCCAATTAATTTCAGCTCCTGGTATTACACAACAATACCAATCAACCGTAGTATCTCAATATATTACTATGGCTGAAGAAAGAGGTGATTGTTTCTATATTACTGATTTAGTAGGATATGGAGCTACAATTAATACTCCTGGTATTTTAGCTAACCAATTAAATACAAACTATGCTGCTGCTTACTGGCCTTGGGTTCAAGTATTAAGTGCAGCTACAGGTAAGTTAGTATGGGTTCCAGCTTCAACAGTAATGCCTGGTGTTTATGCATTTAACGACCGAGTAAGTGCTGAATGGTTCGCTCCTGCTGGTTTAAACAGAGGTGGTGTTGCTGGTGCTTTACAAGCTGAAAGAAAATTAGGCACAAACGATCGCGATACTTTATATCAAAACAAAGTTAACCCAATTGCTAGTTTCCCTGGTGTTGGTTTAGTAGCTTATGGTCAGAAAACATTACAGACCAAAGCTTCAGCTCTTGATCGTATTAACGTTCGTCGTTTGTTGATTAACTTAAAGAGATATGTTAGAGTAGTTGCTGAAAGCTTATTATTCGAACAAAATACTTTAACTACAAGAAATAACTTCGTTTCACAAGTTAACCCATACATGGAATCAGTGCAACAAAGACAAGGTCTTTATGCATATAAGGTAGTAATGGATGATAGTAACAATACTCCTGACGTAATTGACAGAAACCAATTGGTAGGAGCTATTTACATTCAACCTGCTAAAACAGTTGAATTTATCTACATTACCTTTAACATTACCCCAACTGGTGTGACTTTTGGAGCTTAACATATTTATAACAAGATAAAAACATAAGACAATGCCAGTATTAAACCCTAACGAAATAATGTTTACAGCTTTTGAACCAAAAGTTCAAAACCGCTTTTTAATGACTATTCAAGGTGTTCCTTCATACTTAGTTCATAAAGTAAAATTCCCTGATATTAACTTAAAAGAAATTAAAGTTGATCATATTAACGTATATCGTAAAGTTAAGGGAAAAGCTGAGTGGCAAGACATGACACTGAATCTTTACGATCCTGTAACACCTTCAGGTGAACAGGTAGTAATGGAATGGATTCGTTTATCACACGAATCAGTAACAGGCCGTGATGGTTACTCAGATTTCTACAAGAAAGACATCACATTAAGTGAATTAGGTCCTGTAGGTGATGTTGTAGGTGAATGGATCATTAAAGGTGCATTTATTAAACAAGCCAATTTTGGTGATGGTGATTGGAGTCAAGGTGAATCGTTAAAAGACATTCAATTAACTCTCGCTATGGATTATTGCATCCTGAACTACTAAAAAATATATACTTAAAAGGTACAAAGGAAGTCTGGTTTTTGCCAGACTTTTTTTGTTTGTATATATTTATTGTAAATAAGTTATTATGAGCGAATTTAAATTTCCAACAGAAGTTATTGATTTACCTAGTAAAGGTTTAATCTATCCAGAGTCTAGTCCATTAAGTTCAGGAACTATTGAACTAAAGTACATGTCTGCTAAAGAAGAAGACATTTTAACAAATGTTAACTTTATTGAAAAAGGGATTATAGTTGATAAATTACTACAAAGTTTAATTGTAAGTAAAATTAATTATAGTGAACTAATCACTGGTGACAAAAATGCTATTTTAGTAGCAGCACGTATTTTAGGTTTTGGTGCTGAATATCCTATTGAAGTATTAGATAAATACGGAAAGAAAATTCCTGTTACTATTAACTTAAGTGAATTAAAAAATAAACCTTTTAATGAATCTTTATTTGTAAAAGAAAAAAATGAATTTATTTATGTTTTACCACAAAGTAAAGTAACTGTTGTTTTTAAACTTTTAACACATGGAGATGAACAAAAAATTGAAGAAGAAATTAAAGGATTAAAGAAAACACGTCCTCAAGAAAGTTTTGACGTAACTACCCGTTTAAAACACCAAATTCTCGCAGTAAACGGCGATAGTAACACAGAAAAAATTAGGATGTTCGTAGATAACATGTTGTTATCTGATTCACGAGCTTTGCGCAAGTATATCAATGAAATTTCTCCTGACTTAGACATGGTGTTTAGTTATGAAGATTCTAAAGGAGACATTGTGGAGGGTGTCTCTATGCCTATGAATATCAACTTTCTTTACCCTGACGCCGAACTATAGATCAGGTTTTATGAGTGAAATCCATGATTTAACTTATCATGGAGGTGGTGGATTTATCTACAGTGAAGTTTGGCAAATGCCTATAATGACTAGAAGATTCCATATTCGTAAAATTAATGAATTTTTAGAAAAAAAGACAGAAGCTGAAGAAAAAGCAATGAGAGGAGACACGATGATAGATGCTAAATCTTATGCTAAAAGTATACAAGTACCTGATTTTGTTAGTACAGTAAAAAAATCATAATTTAAATATTTATTAATATGGCTGATCCAAATGATTCTTTATTTTCTAAAATAAGTGTTGATGATGAATTAATACAAAATACTAGAAATGCTTCTCAAGAATTTAACAATTTAAAAAATAATATTAGTAGTACTGATTTTTCTAAAGTCAATTCAGGTGTTAAAGATTATAACAGTGCTACTAGAGATTTAAATGAAGCTTTAAAAGAAACAGTTGATTATTTAAAAGACTTAAAAAGTCAGGGAGATTTGTGGGCTAAAAAAACTTTAGAAATGGCACAAGCCGAAGCTGCTTTAGCTAAGGGAAAAGACAAGCTTCAAGATATAACAGCTCAAGTATCATCAAATCAAGCTAAATTAAATAAACAATTAGAAGAAGGAGTTGAAGCTAGAAGAAAAGTAGGAGAATACTTAACTAAAGCTGAAAGAGCTCAGTTTAACTTTAATGAAGCATTAAAATCAGGAGTAGCCACTCAACAGGACTTAGACGATTTACAAGGCAAAGCTATAAAAGCTACTGAAACATTACAAGATTTTCAAGAAAAATCAGCTATTTTAGCTAAAATAATTAATGGTGAGTGGGAAGATGGGGCTAATAATTTAGATAAACAAATAGCAAGAACAGCAGCTATTCAAGCTCTTCAAAATGAACAACAACAAGATATTGTAAATAATAGAGAAAGAGAATTAAAAACTTTAAATGCTATGACTACACCTTTAGATAAACTAAGAGGTACAGTCAATTTAATTTATAATAAACTGAAAGAAACTGATCTTGGTAAATGGGCTGGAGGAGTTATAGATAAAATAGGATTAGGATTTGCTGCCTTATTTACTAGAATGTTAGAATTTGACAAAATGCTAACAAATACAGCAAAACAATTAGGTATTTCTGTAGAAGGAGCTAGAAATTTAGCACAAGTATTTGAAGGAGCTTCAATGAGAGCAAGTTCTATTAATTCTAATGCTAATATGCTTGTATCTAACATAAAAAATCAATTTGAAGCCCAAAACCAAATTAATGAAGCTTTTGGAACTGCTGTTATGTTAACAGACAAAGAAAGAATTGATTTAGTAGTTATTACAAAACAATTAGGTCTCCAAGCAGAAGAAGCAGCTAAAATTTATAAGTTACATATTTTAAGTGGTAAAAGTGTTGATGATATTCTTCATACTGTTTCCGATCAAGTAATTCGAGCTAGAAGTTTGTATGGTGTTAATTTAAACCTAAAACAAACAATGCAAGAAGTTGCTAAGGTAAATGACCAAATAGCAATTCAATACAAAAATAACCCAGAAGCAATTGCTAAAGCTGTAGTTCAAGTTAAAGCACTTGGTTTATCAATGGATCAAGCAGCAAGTGCATCAGAAAAAATGTTAGATTTTGCAGGAAGTTTACAAAATGAATTAGAAGCAGAATTATTAACAGGTAAAGCTATTAATTTAGAACAAGCAAGATACTATGCTTTAATGGGTGATACTGCTAATGCTGCTAAAGAATTAATGAATAACGTTGGAGGAATCGAAGAATATCAAAATCTTAACGTACTTCAACAAAAATCATTAGCCCAAGCTGTAGGAATGACTAGAGAAGAATTGTCTAAAACAGTAAGAGAACAAGAACTTTTAAAAGGAACTCAATATCAAACTGTTGAAGCAATGAAAGAAGCAGCTGCTTTAGCTGCTAGAGAAGGAAAAAGTCAAGAATTTCTTAATAGTTTAAGACAAGCAGGAACTAGTGAAGAACTAATAAGACAAGCAACTCAAATTAGTAACCAAGAAAAATTCCAAATGGCTATTGAAAAACTTCAAGAAACTTTAGCTAATATAATGACTGGTCCCTTCGGTAAATTAATAGATGGATTTGGAAAATTAGTAAGCAGTGCCACAGCATTAAAAGGTATATTGTATACAATGGCTTTTGTTTCTGGAGTTAAATTAGCAATGGGAATTAAAGACTTAACAACTAGCTTCCCCGGGTTAATAAGAGGAGCTAGATTATTTGCTATACAAATGAAAAGAGGGGCAATTGGATCTGCTTTGACTACGGCTTTATCTGGAAATTTATTAGCAATATTTGGAGGATTAGCAGCCGCTGGAGTAGCAGTAGCAGCCATTAATAGTGCTATCCCAGGAGGAGACGAAGGTAATGCTAATATTAATACAGGGGCAATTGGGGAAAACGTAGCGGCTCGTTCAGCTCCAACTAGAGAATCACAAAATATTACAATAGAAAATAAATTTACATTAAACAACAGAGATTTAGGTTATATGGCTACTTCAACTAACGTAGGTACACAAAGAAGATTTGATTCTTAATATTTATACCAAAATAAAACTATGGCAATCGCATTAAAAGACAGATTATTAGATCCAATTACAACTAGTGTTTATGGATTAAAAGGTAACAAAGGACCCGAGTTTGAAAATGAGGGTCAAATGATGACATCAAGAATACAAGCATTTGTAGGAGTACCTCCAACAAATACTTTATTAGCTTCACAAGACTTACTTACTGGTCGTTTATCTACTCAAATTCCATTTTATCCTTACTTCAAACCTGCTTCTAATCCTCCGGTAAGTTTTCAACCTGGATATGAAGGACGTATACCTCCATATGGTCCATATTCAAGAAACTACGCTGGAGGTAAAGGTCCTATTGAAGGAAGATATTAATGGCTAGTTTAAAGGAGATATTTGAAAGGGCCCAACAAACGGGTCAAGTTGAGTACACCTATTTTGGTGGTGGTACTAATGTGTCTCCTTTTAATCAAACCTCAATTCCTGTTTATCCAGGCACAAATAAAAAATTAAATTCAAAGTCTCCTTACATAAGATTAGGATATGAAGGTGGATTTCCTGACGATCTTAAGTTTAGAGAAGGTGATCCTACGGGTGTTTTTAATACTGGTTTAGCAATTGTTAGAGACACAGCTAGAATAGGAGCATTTTTTACGGATGTTCCTAATGGACCATTATGGTTAATTAAACAATCAGGACTACAATTATCAAACCCAGATACATCGTATCAATCTGTTACTACAGATGGATCTTCTACTTTACTGAGTAAATTAACTCAAATAGAAGGACCTAGATTTTATAATCCTATAGGTCTTAATACTTTAGCATCTGTAAGTGGAAATGCATTAGGCTTACATTTTACTCGCCATGGTTTAAGCCCCACAAATGATACTGGATATATTAGTTTAAATACTGTTAATACTCAAAATGGTGCAGAATTTAAAAGTAGACTAACAGAATACAAAAGTAAACTATTAAATAATAATCCTAGCCAAGAAACTCTTTTAAATAATTACGTTGGAGGACCTAATTCATTTTATGGAATAGGAAGAACAAGAACTTTTTCTTATGTAAACCAACAAGCTAAAAATTATTTATCTGCCAATAATGGAGATTTTGTTCCGTTTACTCTTAGTGACATAGATCTTTATTCAAATAAAGTAAGAAAAGGAGAAAATATAGTTACAACAACAACTCCTATTTCTTTAATAAATCCATTTAATTCTCCTCTTACTAATTTAATAACTATAGAAACTAATGGTAATGGGAATGGATTTATACAAGATTTTAGACAAGTAAATGATAATAAAAATGCTGAAAACTATCCTGAATTAAATATTCATGATAGAGTAGGAGTAACAACAGGACAAGTAGCTGTAGGAACACCAAATACTGTAGATTCAATAAATGTTATTAGTATTACTCCAAGATCTGTATTTTATGGATACAGCAATTCAGCTACAAATAAAACAAATTCAGTTCCTTCAAATTTACTTTACAGTGGGTTATATG